AATTACTTTATAACTAAGTTTAAAAATGTCTGAAAATATTATTGTATCGCCATCCGTTTTTCACGGGAAACTGAATGAATATATTATAGAATCACCAGGTCGTATGTATATATTTGAAATTACCAAGTTGTGCGGCTATAGCACCTTTATATTTATTTATAAAGATGAGACTATGTTGGACTTGTATAATCGTGTGTCGCATCATTTTGGATGCAAGGATATACAGGGGCTTTATATTGATAGCTACTTACACAAGAATTCAAATACAAATGACGACAATAAAAACAGTTCTCATAATCATAACCAGATTTGTAATCATACAAAGATTGACAAGTTAATTCCAGTACCAATATCAAGCCTGGTAACTATAAGAGAATTTGTATTTAATAACACAGCAAAGGAGCCACGAAATATGGAACCGATATATTCTATTCCGTTTCCAGTAGTGTATCGTATTTATTTAGACGACGGTCATTGCCATTGTGGATTATAAATAAATGTTATAATAAAGTAATAATAAATGTTATAATAAATGTTATAATAAAGTAATAATAACAGAAAATAATTTAGATTTATTTTGTATATAACTATACAAGATGAATAAAAAAAACGGACCACCTATATGCCCAAAGTCTGGGATAAAAATCCACGAAACACCGAATCAAAATCAAGGTTATACCCAGGGTAATACCCAAAGTAATCAGACCCAAAGTCAAGGTAAAAATATAAGCTTCCATAAAACAACATTATCTGAGCTTGACTTGAATATAGACAATTACACATTAGATGACTTGTATAATTTATTTAATATTTCATTTTTAGACGAGTCCTCTTTAAAAACAGCAAAACAAATCGTTTTAAAAATGCATCCAGACAAGTCACAACTGGATTCCAAATATTTTCTCTTTTTTTCAAAAGCTTATAAACGTGTTTATAGTATCTATGAGTTTCAAAATAAGTCCGAAAAGAAGAATGAACGAGATTTGAAAAAGGACTATTTTGAAGACAGTAACAAAACAGTTTTAGACACAATGTTTGCAACAAAAAAAGAATTAAAGGACCCTAATAATTTCAACAGTTGGTTTAATGAAAAGTTTGAAAAACACAAGTTAGAAGAAGATGATACTAACAAAGGTTATGGTGACTGGTTAAAATCCGATGAAGGTATTTATGGAAATAATGACAATGTAACGCAGTCCAATATGAATGAAGCATTTGAGCTCCAAAAAAAACAAATACAAGCACTCACTGTATACAATGGTATCAATGATACATATGCCGCATTTAGTGGCGGTGGGTCACTCCTTGGCGACCAATCTAGCAATTTCAGCGGCTCATCTGCCGGGTTAGGTTTTACTGATTTGAGACAGGCGCATATTGAAACTATTATTCCAATCACTCAAGATGATTATGAAAAAATACCCAAATACAAGAATCTGAATGAATACAAGACAAATAGAGACCGAGTAGATATAACGCCAATATCTAAGGTAGAGGCAGAGCGAATATTACATCAGAATAAGAGCAATTTGGACCAGGAATCAGCAGCACTAGCGTACAAGTATGCGAAAGAGGCTGAAAAGGCAAAGGCGAAACAACGGTCATTCTGGGGCGATATTAAGCAACTATTATAAGTTCTATTGTTCTATTTTAGTGAATAATCTCATCCATATATTCCTGTAAATCAAGCAGCGAATCATCCAGTTGATTATAGATTAATAATTCTTGAAACATAATAATTGGCATAATAATTGGCCATTTTTGTATTATAAATTTGATTGACTCATTAAAAGTAGAATTATAACAATTACAACCATTAATTGTTGTATCATAAATAGATGCACCTCTTTCCATTAATAATGTAATGGCTTCTTTTTGAGAATGTAAAGCCGCATATAAAATTGCGGTAGCCCCATTATATATATTTTTCTCATGAATGTCCGCGCCATTGGATAGCAATACTTCAATTACATCTACATGATTGTAGATAGATGCTTTCATTAACAATGTTAAACTGTTATTATCAGTGTCATTTATATTCGCGCCTTTAGCTAAAAGGAGAGAAACTATTTTGGGGTTTCCAACGTCACACGCAATTACAATAGGAGTAGAAGAGCAAATATAATAACAACAATCGGTTTCAAGTTCAGGCACTTCATTGTCCGTTTTATTTAAATAAACCTCTTCGGTCTCTAAAATATGAGCACATTTTTCTTCATCATTGCTTTTAATTGCCTGAATAAGGTAAGCAGTAGCTTTTAAATTTTCAATTGTATTATCCATTATATTATATATTATACAATAATAGTATTTTATATATTAACTTTCAATTTTTACTTATATTTAGGATGTCATTTGCTTATATATTAGATACAAGATACAAGACAAAATGTATTTTAAACTAGTATAAAGCTATCAGTATATTACTAGTAATAAATATTTAACAAAATGTCTTTGAACATGAATATGAACCCTTTAAATAATAATGATTATTTTGGCAATGGAGAATTTGAATTCACAAATGAATGGTCAAGACCATATTTTAAAAGCGCACATCAGGCAATCAGTCGTTGTGAATTGTGGAACTGGCTCAAAAATTATGAACCAGACGATGACAAGGGGTTTATGTTTACCACAGGTGTTCCACAATTAGAACGTCTACGTAATGAACTAGCTAAGGACCCTGTAAATGGCGGGCATTCCGGGTCGTCCTATGCTGTAACAATGCGCAACATGGAATATATTGCAAAGAATGGTTACGAGGCATTCAAAACAAGGTTTAACAAATAAAACAGAATCATAAAATAGAATCATAAAACAAAGTAAAATAAAATATATTCAATATATAAATATGTTATCAGCATTAACCACAAGTTATTTATTTGGATTTATAATTCTTGTAGTATTTGGAATACTTTTTCAGAAATATCTAGAGAAAAAAGCAAGAAACATGGAACACAATAATTATAATGATGTCAAACAATATTTATTAAACGAATCATCTTTAGCCAAGAGTAAAAAACCTATAATGTGGATTTATACGCCTTATGAATACAATTCGCGTGACTGGATAAGCTTCGGTTCCCGCAGTTCATACAACTTAAATCAGCCTTATCTTAACTTATGCGTCAAGAGTATTATCAAAAACTGCGACCAATCATTCACGATTTGTATTGTGGACGATAATTCGTTTGCCAAGTTGATACCTGGTTGGAATATTGATTTAAGCATAGTTGGCGACCCAATTGTTTCTTATATAAGACAAATGGCACTAGCCAAGTTGATATACAATTATGGCGGCATATCGGTGCCAATTTCCTTCCTGTGCTTCAAGGATTTAATAAATATGTATCATCATGGAACAAGAGATGACAAAATGTTTGTTTGTGAAAATGTAAATACAAATATTAGCTCAACAAATAACCGTTTTTATCCTGATGCCAGTTTTATTGGTGCCAAAAAGAATAATGAAAAACTAAAGGAATTTATTGATTATATGCAGCGACTAATTTCAGGCGATTATACAGCGCAAATAGACTTTTTGGGTAATTTTGATAAGTGGGCAAATAAAAATGTAAACAATAAGCGTATTAATTTGATACCAGGGACTGATGTTGGAACAAAAACAATAGATAAAAAGCCAGTGTTAGTTGATGATTTATTAGGAGAGGATTATATGAAATTATATGATGGTATGTATGGTATTTGGATACCTGCTACAGCTATTCTAAAACGTCGCAATTATGAGTGGTTTGCTAGATTAAGTAGCGAACAAATATTCCAGAGTAAGTTCATTTTGGCGAAGTATTTTGTTTTAGCGTTGACGCCTTCCAATGGCAATACAAAAATGAGTATAATAGAATCCCTTGCATCAGAGGGAGACGAAAATAATAATAACAAGGATTGGTTTTCATTTTGGCAAGTTCCTAGTTCTACTACATTACCTGTATATGGGCCAAAACCATTGAATATTGGCGACAATGTGCCACAATTTAAATTAAGAAACAATTAAAAACAGAAATAACAATAATAAAATAATAAACACAACATTTATTATTTTATATATATCTTATAAAAAGTGGTAAGATTATTTCCAATACCATTAAATATAATCAATACAGTAAATATAATCCAATCTAAATATGGTCTACAAAATTACATTATACATTTATATAAAGTAAATTTTACGGATAGAATTATTGGTTTTTTTGAAAAGGATAAAAGATATAAACAGGACGAAAATGAGAGAATTCAAAACGTGTTTATTATTTTATGGCAGAATGAATGTGACCCAAATCCACATCAACAAATTCAAAATGTGAAATTTTATTATTTAAAAAATATTAAGAATATTGAAATACTACAATCAGGACAATTAGATAAACATAATTTTGAGTTTTTTACACCTACAAGTGCTAACCGATATGTATACAATTTAAATACACATTTATTCAAGGAATATGAAATATTATGTGGTAATTTATATATTATGAGCGCCAATTCAAACACTGAAATGGTATATTATAAGGATGAATAATTATAATATTATAAAAATGATTTAAACGCATTTTGTGTTTTAATATATAACACAATGACCATTGAAACCCTAGACACGAATTTTAACCAAGATACAATTTATTTAAATGAGGAGTCCGAGCAAGATAGCTGCTTAGTTCTTTGTATTGAGGAGTTAGATGAGTCAAAGGAGGATATAACAGTTGACACCCGTGTTTTCATCAGTTACAATGAGTTATCTGGTGTATATGTAATTAATGGAAAGCGTGACGATATCTTTGGCAAAAAGGGTAGAAACAAGACCAATTTTCAGCCATTTATGTTTTGCGCTGAGTCATCCAACGACGTTATAGATTTTCTTAGTTTGACTCTCAATACCAAGGGCAATTTCAGTTACACTTTATTTAACTATAATAATTTATCTTATCATATGAGTGAAAATACATATGAATTTCTTCAAGAGAATATGGATAGCCGATATGAGATTGCCGCATATGATGGCATAGAATATGACAGAAAGAAATTTAGAAAGCTAGTTAGGTTGACTAAAAATATGTATAATTAAATCTGTATCTCATAAACAATGTCATAAATAGACTTATCGTATTTTATTTGTGTTGTATATGTAATCTTGTTGAAATTACATATTTGGCGTATAATTGTATTAAATGATTTGTATGTTAATTTCCTATCAATATAATCGCGTTTAGAAATGTGATAATATGGTCTGCATTCTGCTACGAATTTTGGAATACTTTCATTGAATATTCCTTTTTTATAAACACTATAATTAATTGTATATCCAGTATCTGTTTTGACGGCATTATCATCAAATAAATTCTTTAATAACTCATTTGGAACTGGATTTTTAAATATTTGTGATGGCATTATATCTATAATAATTGTATAATATAAAATTATTATAAAATGTTGAGTTACTCTAAATAAGAATTTGTTGTAAATTATTGGAAAATAGTGCCATTTCTATTTCATCCTCATGAATATTATGAAACACAGTTATATACTTACAAATAAAAGGTATAATGTTATATTTTTCCTCCTCAGTTAATAGTTGAGTGATTTTAACAAAAACAAAATAATTGTCTAAAATATCCATTACAGAATAGCCTTTATCATACACATTATAGAGCAGTTTAATTGCCATATTTAATTGTCCTTCTTTTAAAAACTGCGTATACTCTTCAAACGTGGATAAACTGATATTTGAGCAGACATTGGTCGCCAGTTCTAATGTGACGCGGTCATTTAACAGTTTGAACTTTTCCATATAATTTATTAAAATTTTAGCTGTATTGTTACAAACGTTCAATATAAAATCCTCGGCCTCATCAGTAATTACAATATTTTCTAGACGCTTTATCTTATGCATTATTTTTATTAAATTTTGCCGTTGTAGTGGTTTAATTTTGATAATGATAAGTCTAGATTGTAACGATTCAATTACTTTCTGTGAATTACTACACGATGAAATAAAGTGAACATTGTGGCTATATTTGTCAATACAATTACGAAACACTTGCTGACTCTGTTCATTAATAAAGTCTATATCATCTAATACAATAATTTTCTTTTTGCTTTTGATAGACGAACAAGTCTGACAAAATGTTTTAACATCATTACGGTAAAAATTAATTCCCTGTTCCTTAAGACTATTTATGTGTAATATGTTATCGTTATACTGACTCGGTTCTAAATCCTTATAATATTCACGAATCACAGCATTTAAGAATGCCGTTTTACCACTGCCAATATCACCAATAAATAACACATTAAGATTATTCATATTGATTAATGTGCTTAAAACATCCAACATTTCGTGGTCTGTTTCAAAGTCCTTGAAAAAGAAGGGTTGATATTTATTTAAAAACAATTCTTTCATTTTATTTTGAATATAAATATATACGTTGATAAGTATTTAAGCTTATCTTTTATTATAATATTATTCAGAATGTCCGATGATTATTATAAGATTTTAGAATTGACTGAAACTGCTTCTAATGATGAAATAAAAAAATCATATCGCCGATTGTCGCTGTTACATCACCCAGATAGAAATGGCAACAGTGTAGAATCTGTAGCAAAATTTCAGAAAATAAGTGACGCATATGAGACATTGGGTGATGCCGATAAGAAACGTGATTATGATATGACTAGAAATAATCCGTTTATCAAAATGATGGGTCAAAATCCATTTGGTCAGGGACCTAATATGCATATGAATATGAATATGGGGCAAATGGGGCAAATGGATGATATTTTAGCTGGACTATTTGGAATGAATATGGGTCAAGGTATGCCTCATTTTGCCCAGTTTGGCCAAGGCCCTCAATTTGGACAAAATATTCGTGTATTCCATAATGGTATGCCGGTAAATTTAAATCAGAATCAAAAACCACAGCCTATTACGGTGATAATTACAGTGCCTATTGATAAAATTTTAACTGGAACTACTGTCCCCATAGATACTGAGCGTTGGATAATGGAAAACGGCAACAAGGTATTTGAGCATGAAACTATCTATGTACCTGTTCCTAAAGGGATGGATGAAGGTGAGCTCATTATATTAAAAGACAAGGGTCATGTTTTAAATGAAAACTGCAAGGGAGATGTTAAGGTTGTTGTTAAAATAGAAAACAATACAGGGTTTCAGAGGCAAGGGTTGGACCTCTTTTTACAAAAGACAATTTCGGTAAAAGAGGCTCTATGTGGTTTCACATTTGAAATAAAATATATCACTGGAAAGACTTATACAATTAACAATAACGCCGGCAACATTATCCCCAATGGCTACAAAAAGGTGATACCAAATATGGGTTTCTCACGCGACGAACATACTGGTAATATGATTATTGTGTTTGATGTGAATTTTCCTGAAAAGTTATCGGACGCTACTATTGAAGCGTTGAAGAAAATTGAGTTTTAGAAAAAATAGTATTATAAATAATATATTTTACAAAAAACAACTTAAAGAGAAATGACTATATTTATTTGAGGAGTATAGCATAATATACGAATCATTTAAAAAGCTCCTTTAGCTTAGTGGTAGAGCATCACACTTGTAATGTGAAGGTCTTGGGTTCAATCCCCAAAGGGAGCTTACAAAATTTTATCTTTCTTAAAAAGAAATATAAAATACTTATTTTATTTTAAAATAAAGAATTATAAAAAGAAAATATATAGTACTATAGTATAAAATGGGCTTCACTAGACTCAACTCGCGCGTTGCTACGAATTCATTTGGCACACAAAATAACAGAAGTTATGCGCCTTTTTACTTTTTAAACCAAGGTGACTCATTTTACAATTTGAGTAGGCCGCAATATTCACACCAAACTTATTACCAATTGGCGTATAATGGCGCCGGTGCTGGTGGTCGCGGTGAAAGATGGTTAAGAGCCAATAATTACCAACCAACACAGTTCATTCCTCCTGCTACTATGTAATGTTGCTCGTCTTTAAATATGCACGTGTTTCAGAATATCATCATTTCTAGAATTATATAGGGTTATATTTGTTGGAAAGTCAACAACATTAGGGAATAAACCTAAGAATGGGATTCTATAACCATAATAGCTTACAACCATTGTAGTTTCTGATTGAATGTTAGTCCAATCCTCAATAGAATCCCATTTCCAATACCAAAAACTATTATTGACATTAAAATGCCGCCCTTTGTCGTCAACAATCATAAAATTGGTGAAACCATTGGCAACATATTTGTATTTCTTTGTAACACAGATTTCTTCTGTTTTGTTAGTTGCTAAGGCATATGAACCGTGTCCATATGTTAAAACAACAGACGTGCCTAAAAGTGTTAATATATTTGGATTATTTGATTCGGATTTTAGCAAACCCTTAAAAAATGGAAATAAATTGTATAATATATGTCTGGACATTTGTTAGTATATCATTGTCTAAAGCGTTTAAATGTGTTCAATAAATAATAAACTGATTCAAAGTTATTATTTATTCTAATAAGTAAAATTAGAGTTATACGTGGTAAATTGCGACGGTCTGATTTGGTTTTGTCCCAATTCAACATAGAATTTGCCGCAAGTTTGACTTCTAGAGCAAGAAGTAGCAAGACGCAATTTAGCACGTCTAGATGCAACGGATGAAGCGCCAACACCGGCACCCGGAGTGTATTTATTCCACAAATCAGTAGGCTGATTGCAAGTAATATTACCACCAGCTGCCATCTTTGTACTGCGACGGCCACCAACGCCTACATTCTTCTTATAAAGAAATCCAGGAAAGGTAGAGCCACCGAACCAAAATTGACCATTTGAAGTAGAGCCTGAACCAAAAGAAGAATGAGACATTATTATTATAGATGGTGATTATTATTTTATTTTATTTTATTTATTTTGTGTTTAAAATGGCACATTAAATTATTTTATTTATTAATAATAAAATTATTATATTATTTACATTATACAAATAGATTTAGTTAGAGGTTTACTAAGATATATTTTAAACTTATCACTATTTTTAATTTTGTTTATGTCATTTAATAATAATTTTGTATGCTCGTTAATTGCTCTATCAGCAAAAATGCCAGCACCATCAGTATAATAATGTAATAAATCAGTGTTGTCGTAAACCCTCCATTTGATACTGACATCAATGTTGTTTAATATATATTTTTTAATATGTTTTTCATTAATTAAATTGAATATATCGTAAAGAATTATATTTTTTTCATCTTCGGTCAAACTTTCATCAATTTCAATATTAAGGATGTGCGAGAAATTTCCATATTTATTAAAGTACTTCTTATACATAATATCTATATTGTATATAATGATATTATTATAACTGTTTTTTATATCAATTTTTTATATGATTTTTCATGAAGTTTTTGCGTAGCGAAAAAAATCATATTATAATCATAGCAAAGCAAAGCATTTTTGCCTCTTACTTCGTTGAACCTTTTATAAGCGCAGCGATAGAAAAGTTGTCTAGGATATCTTTCTCGTAGGGATATCACTAGACACAATATAAATGGAATTCTCAGTAATAATAATATACTCAGTCACAGACTTGTAAAACTTGGCAATTGGACTCGTATACTCCTCAGCAGACTTCACGAGCAACTTCTCGCCCGACTCACGCACACCAACAAGTGCCTTCTTGTCAACTGATGCGGTCCAATAATCCAACATAATTGGCTTGTCCTCAACAATCGCCAACTTACTTGCGTGCTGCAATGTCACGTCAGAAGGGAGACGGTAATTAGGGGCGGTAGCGGCAGAAGCACTAGTAGACGCAGGAGTAGTAGTAGTAGTGGTAGCTGTAGTAGCTGATTTATCAGACATTTATATTAGTTTTTGATTTAAAGTCTTTAAATACTTATAAATACTATTTATTAATTTGCTATTTTAAAGATAAGAAAATGAATGAAATTAGAAGAAAATGAATAAAAGAGAATAAATATAAAATGTAAATATAAAATAAATATTAAATAAATATAGATTAAAATGAAAGGCAGTAAAAATCACAATCAAAGTCAAAACCATTTAGTAATAGAAAATCCACATTACACAATAACTCGTGTGGAGAATTATAAACAAAACATCAACTGTTCTATTCAAGACATACTAACAAAATTTGTTAGTTCTATATCTGAATATTTGGCATTGTTCAATGAAAAAATAAGGATTAAAAAATGTGATTGCTATAAGTTCATTTTAGAACGAGGAATTGAGACAATTATGCATGTATTTTCTATTGTATTCTATTATACAAAAAACCTAGATTTAACATTTTATCACAGTCAAAAAGCATATTATTTTTATATTGAATTTATTGAACAAATATCCGACGATAATGTGTCATTTTTACAACTCAGTTCCAGAGATGCTACTACATTTGTTTATAAAAAGACAATATATGAAATCAATAATGAATACAAAAGAACAATGAATGAACTAACAAATGAAGAAAAATGTTTACTAAAATATCTAGATACTTGTATGTATATTTACAAACACGCAATTCACTTTTACACTGCTCCTGGAGAAAATATATTAATATGCTCTAATAAGCTTTTAATAATCCATAATTTAATAAATAAAAGTAAAATAAAACAACCCTATTTAGAGTGTATTTATTTATTTACTAAATTGTTAGTATATAACCAAAATTTTATTAAAATAGAAAAAGAAAAAGAAACTATCATAGAGGATTTTATGCACGGGTTTTTATCAAAGAAAAAACAAATAGATGATTCTATCATTCAGCAAAATATACATAATTACTTTGACGCTTCTAATAATATCAGTTTGGACCAGATTTTTCTTAATTTACAATAAACGAATCTAGAAAACAGTAATTATCTTCTTACGTATCTTTCTCTTTTTATTCTTAATACTATTATGACTTTCTATATCTATTAGCCCTTGGAATATTTCATTAAATTCCGCCTTCAGCAACGACTTTAAAAACTCGTAAATCTCTACTAGTACATTCTCCTCGCACATACCAACAATTAAAACACTGCCAGTCCTAAAAATCATAAATGACACCTCCGTTATATTTTTATATTTCGCCTTATTTTCACTATTTATTTGAATACCCGTCTGAATTCCAATATCATTATTATAATAGAACTTACTCTGTATTCCCGGATATGAACACGGGTCGTATATGGCGTGAATGTTGTATTTATATTTTAATATGTCATAGAGACGCTCTCGGTCTATATAAAACCCGCAGTTAAAGTTGGAATTAATTAAAACTGTGTCACTCTTCTTATTATACGACATTGGTTTATCCGCATATGGCTGTAAAATCTCAATAATGTTTTTCAAAACTAGCTCAAACATCATATCATTTTGAACCCCAGGTATCTCCATTTTACCAGTGTTGAATACCTTTATATGAAATTCGCGAAATAGTCCTTCTATCTTCAGACGTATTATCATAACAAAACAATTATAAAACGCCTGCTTCTTCTTTGACCTATAACTCATAATATCTTTCTTGGAAATGCCAATGGTAATTTTTCGGATGTCCTTGAATTTGATGCGGCCGTTTGGATTGTCAATATGCGACATAACGTGCTCCTCAAAATATAATTCACCTTGTAATTTCTCTTGAATAATATTTAATTCTTCTTGACTTTTTGAATTAAATTTTATTTGCTTTTTTATAACGCCGTTTTCAGCAGTTGCGTAAGGGATTACTGGTATATCCCAGAAGATTTTCAAATCAATTGGTTCGGTTAAGTAGGCAATTTTGGATTTGGTTGATATGTAAATGTCTGATGGCACCGGGATAGTAATCGTATCTGTATCCAATGAAGAAGTCTTTACAGACAAGGTCTTTCCGATTAGCCCCTTAGTATTTGATTTAATGTTCAACGAATTGCCAAATACATCAACGTCTAAGTCTTCTTCTTCACTAATACAATCATTATCGTTATCGCTATCGTCACATTGATGTGTTATAAAACTAGACCATTCATCGTCTATATTATCATTTGAATTATTTATTTTAGAATGACTTAAAGACATTTTTGCGCTATATTAAACTGAATTATGTCTTTAAGCTGTTTTGGAATATATATAATTCAATTTTAAATTCAGTTATTTTCTTTAAATTAAAAATTATATAATATTTTCGCAATACTATATAATATAATGTTGAGCCAAAAGTTAAGCGTCATTCATGAAAGAGGCATTTTAACCCCCATTTCGCAAATTTCTCCTACTTCCCAAAATAGAATTAAGGAATATAGTCTGAAACAAAACGTCTTTGACCCGTCCAAAAGTTCGCCGCCAAATGACTTCATGTTGAAACTAAAACTTAGAATGGCAATTTACAACAATTCTTATAACAATGATGATAATTTAGAAAGCGAATAATTTACATAATGACTGTTTTTACAATCCTCAAAATGCATTATATTTTCAACAAAATTTAGGAATTGCGATGAAACTAAATGTCCCTTATTACGAATAATATAATTGAGAAAATCCTTGATTATATTCTTTTTATCAATGTTGTATCTAAGACTGGTAACATTTATTAATTTAGCAATGTCATTTAGATTCTCCTTGTTTTCTATTTTTGTAAATAATTCAGACCATACAGTTTCATCTATAATATTAAACTCGGCGTCCTTTATGTGCTGATTTGACTGCATAAAATTAATCATACTTCTTATATCCGACTTATATAATTGTTGTATTAGTCTAAGTGATTTATCCGTTATATTCAGCTTTTCTGAAACCGAAATATTCTTTAAAAACGAAATAATATCCTTCTCTGGTAGCTGATTAAAACGCAGACGTAAGAACTCGTTTTGGAGACCTTCATCAATGCGACTTATATAATTACATATTAGACAGAAACGCACACCATCTGTGTAATTTTGCAGCAAATATCGTAAAGCCTGTTGCGCATTTTTTGTCATATAATCCACCTCATCTAGAATGACAAATTTGGTGCCCTGATTAAATAACGATTTGGAATTTACAAATTGGTTGATTTGGTTTCTTATTATGTCTATGCCGCGCTCATCGGATGCGTTCAAGTGTATCATTAGGCCTTTGTTTTTTTGCCCAAGTACCTCTTGATATGCATTCACTAGATTAATAATGGTCGTAGTTTTGCCAGTACCTGGAGGGCCAAAAAAAAGCAGATTGGGGAAATAAGATGTATTAATTATATTTGTTAGTATCTTCTTATTCAAAGGGTCTAAAACAATGTCATCAAAACTTGTTGGTCTAAAAAGCTCAACCCATGGAGTTCCTGTCATTTAAATATTATATTAAATGATAATTAATATTTAATTCTTTTTTTACAAAATCTATTTTTTATATTTCATTTATCTTATAAATCTTCATTTTTTTGAATCCATTCACTCACTATTTTGTAATTTTCCGGATTTTCTTTTTCCTTTATAACAATATTTGTGTTGTCTCTTGTAAACAATCCACTACCCATAATAGCACCGCCTTGTATACTGTTTTCAACCGATTTAGCTATTTTTATATGATATTCACCTTTATACATACAAATCATTGTAATGTATCTAGTATTTATTAAATCATGTGCGAGTCGGAGAAATTTAGACATTTTATTGTATTTATAATATAATATGTTGTTAATTCTAAGTATTTTTATAATATTGTTTTCTATTGTTCTTTACATTTTTTTTTAGAAAACCCATTTAGAAATACTATTATATATTATACTAGAAACAACAATGAGTCCAACCCTTTGTACTGCGTACTTGGAGTTAATCATCGGTCCTATGTTTTCCGGCAAGACCAGTCGTCTAGTTGACATTTACAAACAGTGTAAGTTTTGTAATATCCCAGTCGCAGTTGTAAACCACTGTATTGACGACCGTTATCATGATACATTACTTTCAACACACGATAAGGTAATGATTCCTTGTATTAAAACGGATACTCTAACAAATGTTCTAACGAATATTCAGGATGCACAAGTTGTAATCATCAATGAGGGGCAATTCTTTGCCGATTTACATGAAGTTGTTGTTAGTTTGTTGTCTTCCGGAAAGAAAGTTTATGTTGGTGGATTAGATGGAGATTTTGAACGCAAGAAGTTTGGACAGATTTTAGATTTGATACCTTTGTCAGACAAGGTGACCAAATTGGCGTCATTGTGTAGTATTTGTAAAGATGGGACTCCTGGTATATTTTCAAAGCGAATCACAAGAGAAACAGAGCAGACTGTAGTAGGGTCTGATAATTATATTCCGGTTTGCAGAAAATGCTTTTAATATTTAATTTTAATATATATTTATTGGTTTATTGATAAATGAAAAAATATATATTAAAATGATTTAAATTAATGATTACAATTAATATACAACTAACAATGCCAAGAAAGTCTACTTTAATCACTCCTGATACTCCTATAATTGAGACTAAACCGAATGTTGAAAAAGTTGAAAAAACTAAAAAAACAAGAGCTACAAAGAAGACAAAAGAAGTTAAACAAGAAAAAGAGGTAAAAGTTTTAGAACCTGAAGTAAAGGTTTTAGAACCCGTAAAACCTAAGCGAGGTAGAAAGTCCAAGGCAGAATTATTAGCTGCTTTAAATAATAAAGCAAATACAATTCAGTTGCATGTTAAAGAAATAGTTAAAGAATCTGAAACGACCATCACATTAGCATCTGAATTAGCATCAGAAGAGAAAAATGTGATTATCAAACAAGAACAAAACACAGTAGTAAACGAAGTAACAGTAGTAAACGGAGTAACAGTAGTAAACGGAGTAACAGTAGTAAACGGAGTAACAGTAGTAAACGGAGTAACAGTAGTAAACGGAGTAACAGTAGTAAACGGAGAAACAGTAGTAAACGGAGAAACAGAAGAAGCAGAACAATTAGAAGTAGAAGAAGAACAAGTAGGAGAAGAGAAAAAAACTGCCAAGAAACGTGGTCGTAAGCCAAAAGGCGGCAAAATCATTCAAAACATTGTAGCAACTGAGACACAAAAAATAGATAAGCCAAACGTTATCTTACATCTAAAATGCTCTATGAAAGACCTTCAGCAATCCAATGCTAATGTAGTTGAATCTTATAATTTTAATTTAGGCGAACTCAAATACGATTTAATAAACAATAAAAGTGACAGTATATTAAAAAGTTCTTTAAAAAATTCGCTGGTAAATGCGCCATCCTCTATCACTAACCCAATTAATGACATCAAAGGCTTTAATATTATGGCTTCTCATTCACATTCCAATTTAGACATTGATTTGTCCAAAAATAATTACACAAATTATGAATCTTGCGAGGAATCTGACGAAGACTATTCGGACAACAAAGGCAACGCAAAGGATGTTTGGCGCAAGTTGAAGCAGCTTGAGCACAATTTACACATTAACAATGTTAATAATAAGAAGTCTGCGTGCTTTTGGTGCACGTGTGACTTTGACAATCCCCCGATTTACGTGCCCAAGCATTACATCAATGGCACATATCACGTTTATGGTTGCTTTTGTAGTCCGGAATGCGGCGTTGCGCATCTAATGAATGAGCCAATTGATAGCTCAGCAAAGTTTGAGCGCTACCATTTATTAAACCATATTTATTCAAAGATTTACGACTATAAGAAGAACATTAAGCCGGCGCCGAATCCGTATTATATGTTAGAGAAGTTTTATGGTAATTTGTCTATCCAGGAATACAGGTCTTTGCTAAGGAATGAGCGTCTGTTTCTAATTGTGGATAAGCCGTTAACGCGAATTTTGCCGGAGCTTCATGAGGACAATGATGAGTTCATATTGAATAATAAGATAATTGCTAGTAATAATTACCAATTAAAGTCGCGGATGCAGAAAAAGCCGAATAAAGGGTTAATTATGAATGAAAAATTTGGTATGGCTGTGTAAAATGATTAAAAAATAAATATATGTATATATTAAAATGTCAGGACAAGGAGAAATAACTATGGAAGACCTTGATAAATTTGTTTCACATTTTAATTTAAGATATGGGAATTTGGAATCATTTTACAAGAGAACCTGGATGGATTATGTTAGTAATCCTCAAGAATTTATAACAGATTTTGCTTCAAGTGGAGATGAAGAAACTTATAATTTTTTATTGGCATTAAATAATTTTTATAATACCATTCCTAAAAAACGAGAACTGTTTAAACAATATGATGCTTTTAAAAAACAACAAATGTCAATGACTCGTATGGATAATGATAATGATTATGATTATGATTATGATGATGATGATTTTAATAATAGTATTAGTAGCCGAGCAAAGGCAGCTCAAAATAGTAACACTCTTGAAAATATAAATCTTGGAAATAATAATTCTTCATTTTCAGTATTTTCAAAACAGGATAGTATACGTAGTCAAGATTCTAACGATTCTAATGATTTTAATGCGTCTGGTATTTCTGATTCTACTATTGCTAATTTGAGCAGAAAAAGAAACGCGCTGCAAAGTAATCTCATTCCACATCGTGATACTAAAAAAGCAGGATTGGATAGTAGTAAAAAAACTAGTGTAGATGTATTATATTACCATGCTATAAGCCGTAAATTAAAAACAAAAATAGCTCTTGCAAAAAAACTAAATATTACAGACCTGGAAAAAGAAAATGTTGTATTAAAAAAAGTCATTGAAGAACCAGATTTATTAGTAGACGATAATGAAATAACTGTATTAGAAAAAACTATTGATAACTTAAATTTAAAAATAAATAATGCTATTGTATTATCATTAAGTTCATTAATGAGTTCTTTAAAACCAAGAAATTCTTTTCAACAAGAAATTGTTCATGTGTTGGGAATTTATATTGATATGATGTTAGGAAATTATGTTGATGATGAAGAAGAAAAGGAAGAGGATGATGAAGAAGATGATGAAGAAGAAGAAAAGGATGATGATAAAAAATATGAATTTAGTCTGTTAACTGTGTTTGAAGGATTGAGCACGTTACTAGAAAATATACAAAAATCCAGAAAAGAAATATCAAATAGAGTACCAAATAAATTTTTAGGAGTCACCCAAGTAAAAAGTGCTGTAATGGTGGAGGCGAATGAGGAGGATAATCCACAGGAGAATTCAGAGGAGAATTCATCAAATATATATTTTTTGAGTTTGTCTATAAAACTAATAAGTCCTATTGTAAATTTATTGAAAGATATTAAAATATCATTTTATAGTCCATTGTATGAAAATCCAACTAATATAGATTATGCTACTGCACAATTGGATATATTAAAAAAAATTATTAGTAATATAGATGATAGCAATAGTAATATTAGTAGCAGTAAAATTAGTAGCAAAAGTAATAGTTTAGACATCACAGCAGAAAATAGCTTAAGTAATAGTTCAAACATGGCGACTGATAGCTCAAGCAATAACAGTAATAGTAACAGTAATAGTAACAGTAACAGTAACAGCAACATTAATAGCAATAGCAATCCTTATGGAGAGTTTTTAAACAGAATAAAAGAATTAAGATTAGCGCAACCGATATTTGGTGTGCCTCAAGGAATTTTAGATAGTTTATCTAAAATAAGTTTAACTGATACTCCTAGTGCTATGGCTTTAGATGTTGCTGAAAATTTTGATGAATTTTATTTTACTGAAGAAGAAAACGCAGCAGCTACGGCTAGTAATAGTAATAGTAATAATAGTAGTAGTAGTAATAGTAGTAATAGTATAGAAGAAGAAGAAGAAGATGAAATCTTTGGTAGTCGCTTAAAAAACACATTTTTGGGTGGTGGAGAATTTTTTACAGGAATGCCTGATTTTGATACTATTACTCCTAATATGTATAGAAAATTTAGTGATAATGAAATTTTATGGATAACACTAATAGCACAGGAAACGACCAGTATGGGTATTAGATATGAATTATTAAAAATAATAAATGTATATTGGATTACACGTTTAAATGATTTGAATGATTTATTTATTATGTTCTCAAGTGAAAACAGCTTGGAAAATAAAATGCTTTTAAATTATGTTAATTGTATTGAAAGCATAATGAATAATGTAATAAAAAGACTAGTAATGGATGAGATTCCCAATGATGTGGCTCCTCCTGTAGCAGCTGGTATTGCCGCAATGGCTCCAGGCTTGGCTGGTAATTTTTACGAAGAAGTATTTGTTGATGAATCTCAAGAGAATCCAGTTGTTGTTAATAGAGATAATGAAACCAAAATGAATGACGATGATGGTAACATTGGGTTGTCTAACTTTAAAAACTTTGATAACTATGGCTCATCACCCAATTGGGTAGGGGATATGGATTCATATGGTGGTGGTATGGTCGGCGGTGAAATAAGAGCAGCTTGTGATGGAGGACCTTTTATTGAATATCTTGGCGACGGTGCTGCCGAATATTATAGAGATGATATTGTGAGTGGATTAGCCAATGTTGATAATAGAATTTTGTTCGTAGCATTTTTAGCTGCATCACTAGCTAAAACAAAAGACGAATTAAGCCACGATTTTTTGCCATATTTGAAAGGAATGGTTCATACTTTGGTAGCAAATAATTACGACCCAGTAATACAAGTATTTTTTGATAATTTAAACCCTGACCCCGTAGCTAATCCAGATGCTCAAAAAATAAAGGAATTTATAAGAGAATTGATTTCAAAAACGGTTGTAGCAGATGGTGAATGGAATTATTATACATCGGTGTTAAAATTTATTGATGAGAAATGTAGTAAGATAAATAGTGTAAATATTGTAATGATTGCGAATACTCAAAAATATCCGTATTTATCGGGATTACCTTCTAATGGATATTTGTGGCAATTTAGTGGTGCTGGCGATGATGATGAAGAGGGTGATAGTCTGTATCTTTATAAAGAGTTGGATGGAAATATTATAAAAGTGGATGAAGGTAAATTTTCAGATGCGTCGTTAATTTTTTGTCCAGATAATGCAACCGCTGCACGTAAATTAATACCAACAAGGAAACAACAGAATAACACAGCTAATGGTAATGTTTCAGTTACAGTTCCAGGAAAAGAAGGTATCAATGTTGTGTCAAATGTTTGTATAACTAATTTTAAAGACTCAAATTTTCCGTTGCGTTTTGGAGCTGGATTATTAGACCCGGCAAATCAAAATCCTATACCAAAAATTAAATTTTCTGGACTAGACGCAAATGATGAAATAGCAAAAATTGTAATAGTTCCTCCTGGCGTAAAAGGTTTAGATGGCGCTCCTATTCAAATGGACGATATTGGCAGGTTTAGAGCCTTAATTGCTCAAATACAAGCAGAGCAAGATATTAATTTGCAAAATTCCAGATATGCCAGAGTATTTATGACAAGTGGAATTAATAACTTTATGGCAATGTTTGGAATTCAAGATGGATTTATTTCATTTGTAGAACCTCCTGTTGCTGCTGCTGCTGCTGGTGGCGGTTTTAATCCAGCAGCTATGAATATTAGTTTTACTGAAGAAGGAGATAAATATACTGGCATTCGTTTTAATTTAACAGCATCAGCAACCGGCGCGGCGGCAGTAGACATTACTCTTATGACAGGTAAAGGTAAATATGTTAAATCTGATACAACAATTGATAATGTTTCTGATTTTATATTATATATTCAAAATGCTGGTATATATATTACTGGAGTAGACATTGGTATTTGTCCTGTAGACATTTTTGGAGTTCAATGGGCGTCATGGGTCAGATTACATAAATTTGCAAAAGCAATATATGATAGAATACCAGAAGCAATTAGGATTCAAATTGGAGCACAAATGGGAAATGTAATTCAAAATGTTGTAGCACAACGAATGATAATACAAATAATTATCACATTAAAGTCATTCGGAGACTCATTTCAAATAGATTATGTTAAAGATTTATCAGAATATTTGAAAACTAATTATAATTTGATTATATCTATTCGTTCAACGGACAAAAATGTTGGTGGCGAATCAATATTAAAGTCTTGCCCATTTTGGTTAATAGGAACAGGCATTAGACCTCATTATGATTATTATATGAAATATATCAGTTTCTTTGGTAAAGATGAATTTAAGGCATCATTACCCCTCCCGCAAACATCACCAGTTTTTGCAGCAAAAAAAGCTGCGGCAGATGCGGCAGGACTAAGTATAAAACCTATTACCAATGGTTTAAAATCTAATTGTATAGAATACAATCCGATACAAACAATAACAACAAACAATAGTTTGGCTTCACCTGAAACTATAATAGAAGAAGTTATTAGTGTGTTAATTTCAATAAATTCATTATATCCAGCACCACCAGCACCACCAGCACCAGGAGGTATGGAAGTAGCAGAAGTAGCACCACTAGCAGCAGCAGACCAGGTGATACCCCATGAACAACAGCAAGTATTTGAGGGACTATTGTTAGTTACATTAAACCTTAGAATTTTAACACCAATAGCTACGCAAACAATATTTACAACAATAGCATCGTCTGGTATAATAATAGAATACCCAGAAATAAGACAAATGCAAGTGCAACTACAACCAGTTGCCTTTCAAAATCCAGATATAGACCCAAATATGGTTTTAGGTGGTAAAAAAATAAAAAATAAAATTCAAGTTGGTGGTAAACCATTGGAAGAAGTCACAATGAAACATTTATCCGAATTACTAAATATGCTGATAACAATTAGAAATATAACTAGTGTTATCCAAGATGATGTTCAGTTTAGCATTTTTGAAAAAATAAATAATATTTCAACAATATTGAAAGTCAAGCAAAAATTTTTAGTATCTACTTTTGCGGTTTATGATGTATCAAAAAAACAAGGACAATTAGAAACAGTGATAAACAATGTAAAGGCAGCAGCTATTGCCGCAGCTCCTTTTCCACCTGAATATAGTCAATTTGCTAGTAAATACTTAATACCACCAATTAATCAAAGAATGGAAGGTTTGAAAACAGAATATACACGTAAATTATCAGAATCTGCCGATGAAATTAACCAAATAGTTAAAGATGCAGCCAAAGTTGTTGAAATTAAAGGTGAAAGACAGGGTAGTGGTAGAGCAGCAGCAGCAGCAGCAGTTCAAAGACTTGAAGATATTAAAAGGGATGATATAACAGCTGGAGTAAACTCTAAAACTGCGATTACCGAAAGATTTAAAGAAACACTAGAAAATATAAAAACTAGTTATCATGATTTTTTAGAAGTGTTGTCTTTCAGAGATAGACCGCCAACAAAGGCTCAACAACAACAACGAGCGAATAAGGAAAAATTAATAGCAGAATTAGAACAAAAAATAATAACCGAAAATGCCAAAAACGCTGATTTAATTGCTAGTAAAGTAGCTGAAAAAATGGAAAAGGATAATCCTGTTAAACAACGTGCTTATATTTTAAACTTATATGAAAAAGGATGTCAATGGTTTGAAAGCCAAACACAATTATTTAAAACAACGTTAGGAATGAATATTATTCATAAAACCGAGGTAATATCATTAGTAAATCCTAGTTTGTCAATTGGAGGTAAAAATGATTATAAACCAAAGAGAAAAACCAAAAAACATTATAGGAAACAATACAATACAAAGAAGAAACACGCAAGACGTTTTATAAAAAAGACTAAATTGAATAAAAGAAAAGTATCAAGGCAATCTAGAAGTAAAAACTAATACTCCTGTAAACCAGATAAAATCAAATTATAAAATAATCTAATACAGTTATTTTATAATATTTAATTACCATTCTTTAATTTCTCATTTTCATCCGATTCAGTCAGATTTGTAATCACCTGCTCAATATTCACCGGGTTCTTCTCCCTGTATTCCTTCATTGAGCTGTCTAACGAGTGGCGAATTTGCTTATATATTTCTTGATTTATTGACTTGATTTTGGTGTCTGTCTTTTTTTCAGGAATACCCATATAATCCTTTAACACACGAAACACATCATTGTTAAATTCTTGCAACTTGGCTGCTGCCTTTTCTTCTGTGTAGTCAGTTTGTGCTAAAACCTTTTTTATTAGGTCACTATTTCTGTTATCCATCTATATAACTAGTTTAAATATTTTTTAAATCATATTAAACGAATAGCGTTATAGTATATTATAACAAGAAATGTCCCAATTATCACAAAATTTAGAAAGATTAATACAAATGATTAGCATTGAGCAGTTGCTTGGATTAGTAAAACAACATAATGACAATAAGTCTGATACAGATATATTGACTACGCCAATTGTGAAAAAAGTTGTCAAGGCTTATGAAGATGAGCTCAATACATTAAATAATGTAACTCCTATAAAGGATTATAGTGAAGACATTGCTAAAATTCACGAACAACTTGCATCTATTAATAATACCTTGGCACAATTATCTGAGGTAATTAAGAGTATTGCGACTACAAATATGACTACAAATATAAATAATCAAAAGACTTCTAATAATGAAGAGCATATTCAATTAAAAATAGAAGAAATAAAGGTTGATGTAGTTGTAAAAGCAGAAGTAAGCGAAGCAGAAGAAGAAGAAGAAGTAAGCGACGCAGAAGAAGAAGAAGTAAGCGACGCAGAAGAAGATGAAATTGTGATAGAAAGTGATTTGGAAGAAGAACTGAGCGAAGCAGAAGCAGAAGTAGAAGAAGAAGTAAGCGAAGAAATAGCAGTTTTAAGCAGCGCAGTAGAAGAAGATGATATAAGTGATTCTGAGGAAGAAGAAGAATCTGAAAAAGAAATTTCTGATTCTGAGGAAGAGGAACGTGAAGCGACTGAAAGCAAGGCAGAAAAAGTAGAAGAAGAAGATGAAGAGGTATTTGAAATTGAGATTGATGACGTAACCTATTATGCTACCAATGAAGAAAATGGAATTCTATACGAAGTAGACGACGATGGGGAGGTTGGCAAGCAAGTCGGAGTAATCAAAGACGGAGAACCAATCTTCTCTTAAACCTTATAAAAAAGAATTAAAATATACCAATAATATAAGAAATTAATTATCAATGGATTCTATTTGCCCCCCAGCACTTATTTATTTAGCATTCTCATTGACACAAATTATTATAGATACATTTAAAGGCTTATACAATACCGCATTTTTCAAATTTATTGTCATGATTACTATTACATTTCTGTTAAACGCGCTTTGTCAAGGTGGTATGTCAATAATATCATGGATAATCGTATTTATTCCGTTTATGTTTATGACGGTAATAGTTACCATATTGTTATATGTCTTTGGACTAGATGCAGCAACTGGAACCTTAAAATTTAAATGTGACGATAATTCAAAAACTAATTCAAATTCAAACTCAAATCTGATTTACAGTAGTAGTAACAATAGTAGTAACAGTAGTAATAACAATAGTAACAATAGTAATAACAGTAGTAGTAACATAACAACATCTACGCAAGCGCCATCAGGAAGTTCCGACCCACAATTCCAATAAATAAAATTAAAACGATTTAAATAATATATATGTATGTATATTATTAAAATGCTATATAAAACATTTCTTACGATTATTGCCTTGATATTCGGTATACATTTTTATAAAAACCAATATCCAAGTGATTTTGACTTAATAATATCTCAAATTTCAGATGGGCTTCAAAAAAATGAAACATTGAAACCATATTTGCCTCTTGTGTCTAGATTGCTATACAAAGCTATTTATGTTTATAGTCTTTTTCAAGTTGGGTTAAATAAAACAATACAGTTTTGCATCCCTTATATCCAAGAGGGTTCCAAAAGAGTTACAGGTTTAATGTCTAAGTCAACACCACCAATAATAACAACAAATAAACTCATTACTAATTCTTTAGTAACCAGTGAATACGACCTGGTTTTGATAAAATCATTTACAAACGATATGATAATTTTAGACAAAGTCCCGGATAATTTACATAATATAAAGTATGAAATTTCCGATATCCGTTTTTTGGCATTATATCTGAAAAATAAGGAGCAAACTCATATTATAGATTTGTTTAACAAAGACATAAATTACTATGTTGTTGATAATATTTTTGATTCTAAATTTTTCAAATATTACTTGAAGAATGTATTGAATATAAGTATGGACAATGATAAGCTATTTTCGTATACATTGGAGCTGATGGACCAAAATGTGTCAATGGTATATTTGAATGAAACACAAAGTATTGTTATAAAGAAGGATGGCTACTCAATAACAAATCAGACAGAAGATAAAAAAGAAACAGAAGAACAAAAAGAAACAGAGAAAGAATTAGAAGAAGATGTACAAAATGAAATAGAAAAAGAATTAGAAGAAGAATCCGAACCAAAAGTAATTATTGAAAAAAGCTTTGATACTGAATGTATTTATTATTAATAATAAATTAAAATCATTTAAAAAAATTGATTTAATATAAGTATAATGGTGACTCTGGAAAAAGCAATAACAATGGAACTTGAAACCAGCAGCAACAGCAGTAGTAGTATCAGCAGTAAGAGTGTATTCCTACCTTTAAAAAAGAGGTGGAATTTGTGGGCACATTTACCCCACGACACTGATTGGTCAACGAAGAGTTACAAACAAATATATACATTTTCAACAGTAGAAGAGACAATCGCCATTACGGAGCGCCTTCCGGAGCCATTAATAAAAAACTGTATGTTGTTTATTATGCAAGAAGGTATAATTCCTATGTGGGAAGACCCGAAGAATAGAAATGGTGGTTGCTTTTCATACAAAGTATCCAACAAAAATGTTTGCGATGTTTGGAAAGAGTTGACGTATTTATTAGTTGGGGAAAGCGTAAGCAGCAATGTTCAATTTGTTAATGCTGTAACCGGTATCACCATTTCACCAAAAAAAAATTTCTGTATCATTAAAATCTGGATGACAAATTGCGACCATCAGAATCCTGGGGTTGTCACAACGGACATCAATTGGCTCGTGTCGCAAGGGTGTTTATTTAAGAAACATAGTCCAGAATTTTAAACCCTTTTAAGCGACTGTTATAAGTGAAACGAAAAAGCGCATTAGAAAATAAAAACCAAATAAAACCATTTAAATATTTAACAATAATTAAAATATAATGAAGTATCCTTTTATTATATTTTACAGAGAGGACAAAGACTCAGCTTTAGACCAGTTTTTTTTTGAAAATAACGCACTTTTAAACTGTACTGTTCATATAACTAACAAAATTTCAAAAATGAACCGAATATATAGTGCCAATTACCATTTATTAATTACATTGCATAATGAAATAGCACATGAAATAGACGTTGATATCAAAGAAATTTCTGATAACAAAAAATATATCAAACTAACAAAATCGGACTTTTCAGATGTAAAAATATTTAATGATTTAGTCAATAACCGTTTCATTTTGAATTGTTCATTAGACAGGTCCTATTTGCGACCAGTTTTTTCACTATTTACCTCGTCATTTAATTCTTATGAAAAAATAATTCGCGCTTACAATAGCATTAAAAAGCAGACACTAGAAAATTGGGAATGGGTTATTATTGATGATTCACCAGACGACAAGCATTTTTTATTTTTGAAAAAGAATTTGTCACACGATTGTCGCATCCGAATGTATAAACGCAGTGAAAACAGCGGAAGTATTGGAAACGTTAAGAACGAAGCTGTATCTTTATGCCGAGGCAACTATGTTTTAGAGATGGACCACGATGACGAAATATTGCCGACTGTATTGGAGGACGCTACTAACGTTTTTTCTAAAAATGAAGAAATTGGGTTTATATATATGGACTTCATTAATATTTATGAAAATGGCGATAACTTTAAATATGGAGACCATATTTGTAAAGGATATGGTTCCTATTATTGTCAAAAATACAATGGCAAATGGGCATATGTATACAATACACCTAATATAAATAACATCACATTGTCGCATCTAGTTTGCTGTCCAAATCATCCGCGAATTTGGCGCCGAGACCTGCTTCTAAAATTAGGTAATTATTGTGAGAATTTGCCGATTTGTGACGACTATGGGATTCTACTTAGAACCGCGATAAATTGTAAAATGGCGAAAATCCCGAAACTGGGTTACGTGCAATATATGAATAATTCAAATAACAATTTCTCTTTAATCAGAAATGGAGAAATCAACCGAATTGGTCCGCAATATATCAGTCCAATTTATTACAAAGAATACAATATTGCTGACAAGATGGCTGAACTTGGAGCATACGAAGACCCATTTGCGAATGATACGAGAAATAATGTACAAATTTGGACTAGGGATAAAACTTATGTTCATAAATATTGCAATTTGTTAGTTAATATGGATTTCAAAAGGCAAATATGTATTGTTGGTCTAGACAGTCTTATTTTGAATTTGGAATATATAAAAGTTTTGTATAATGATGATGAAACTGATTTCATCTTGTTAGATAATAAGTGTCCTATTGAGTATTTATGGAAGCAATTGGATAGCTACGGTTTTGATAGAATGAAGTGTTATTCTTTTATAGATGTTGATTCAGATTTGTTAGTTCGTTATTTTAAAACAACATATTTATCAACAGAAGAATATGAAATTGTAAAAACAGGTTATATTAATAGACCAAAATACAATACACAATTTACAAATAGAAGTCATGCAATTAATTCTGTAACACATCCAGATGCAAAGTATTTGGAAATTGGAGTGGAGTATGGTCAGACATTTTTACAAACGCATTTCAAACCGGAGAATAAAATGGGAGTTGACCCGGACCCTAAATTTGACGTTTTAAATAAAGAATTCCAGTTTTCAAAAAGCACTTCGGATGACTTTTTTAAAGACAATACTTTAAATGAGACAAAATATGACGCAATATTTATTGACGGTATGCATCAGTCTGAGTATTTTCTAAGAGACTTTAGCAACAGTGTCAAAGTATTAGAAAAGGATGGGTCTATATTTATAGACGATATTTTGCCTTTAACTTACAATGAGCAGTTAAAAATTCCCAGAAAGCATTATTATGAAAATGGTATATTAAAATACGGTGAAGAATGGACAGGTGATATTTGGAAAGTAGTGTATCATATTTTGAAAAATTATCTTAATAATTTAGAAGAATATAAATATTTCTATAATGCAAATTATAGGGGTGTCTTACATCTAAAACTGAAAAGCGCGTTTGAGATACCCGATTCAGAATTGGAAACAATCAATAATTACGACTACTTTACAGATTTCCCTTTGTATCTTGGATTTCTCAATTTGTAAAAAATAATATTTATATATTATATATTATATAAATAAGTGATTTATCGGTTGATGAAATACTAGATAAATATTTTTTAGATACTGACAAAGTTCACATGTGGTGGCAAGCAAATATAGACCCATCTAAAGATGAAGTACGAATAATAATTTTTAAAAATTATGTAATAAATCTTGATGCTAATCCAAAAGAAAAATCTGCGTTTTTGGCAGAATTTATATTAAGAGATAATAATGGTCAACCTGTTTTACATTCGTCATTTGCTCGTGGTTTAAAGCACGGCAATAAGCGAAGCAAATCTAGACGTAATAAATCCAGACGTAATAAATCCAGAAAAAACTATAAAAAATAAGTTAATTAAAAATAATATAAAATGCAAAAAACAAATTAAATATAAAATTGGTTTATATTTAATGGAAATAACGATTACTGAGAAGGCAGATACAGACTTTGCGAATGATAAGGCCACAATCTGTTTAAATATGATAGTCAAGAACGAATCCCATATCATAAAGGGTACTCTTGAAATGCTGTGTAATAAAATTCGGTTTGATTATTGGGTTATTTGTGACACTGGCTCTACTGATGACACACAAGACATTATTACACAGTTTTTCAAAGACAGAGGAATCCCCGGCGAACTTTTCTCAGATGAATGGACTGATTTTGCGCATAATAGGACCCTTGCTCTTAACCGAGCATTTGGGAAAACCGATTTGCTCCTCGTTTTTGACGCCGACGATGAAATACACGGTGACATTTGTATACCATCAAAAAAAAAGGATATAAACCATCATGAATATCATCTAAAATTTGGTAATCCATTGGGTACCAGTTACACCCGCGTCCTTCTAATTAATAATAAAAGGAAATTCAGATACTTATCTGTCCTACACGAATTTATCAGCGCTTTAGAACCAAATTCCCACTCTACAGTCTTAGAAGGCGACTATTATGTTGTATCAGGTCGTAGCGGCAACCGAAGTAAGGACCCTAAAAAATACTTAAATGACGCTCTTATTTTGGAAAAAGCACATGCAAAGGCCTTGGCAACTGGAGACCAATTATATCTTCGTTATGCTTTTTATTGCGCAAATAGTTATAAAGATTATGGTAGTCATGAAGAGGCAATTAAATGGTATAAAATCACTTTAAAACAAGACAACTGGGTCCAAGAAAAATACGTGTCGTGTCTTTACATATATAATTGCTATGCGGCAATGGGGCAAAAGGAACACGGGTTCTATTATTTAATTGAAGCATTTTCATATGATATTGAAAGAGTTGAGTGCTTGTATCCTTTAATAGTTCATTACTGCTGTTCTAATCAACATAATATTGCTTATAATTATTATCTAGTAATAAAAGATTATTATGAGAAACAGTTTTTGAAAACAAATATGGACCAAAAATTGTTTATTAAAGTGGATGAAGGTAACTTTTTTTTACCGTATTATATGATTTTAGTGGCAGACAAAATAAAAAAGCAAGATTTTAATTGTGTTATAAAAATGTTTGAAATTATTTTTATAAAGAAACAGAAACATATTGATACATGGTATATCAAAAATATGTTATACAATTTACAGTTTTTTATACAGCATGTTAAAAATGAAGAATATAAAAATTTTATTGGACTAGTAAATGACTATATTCGGTTTCTAAAGGTGAATGGATTACCATTGGAAACATTTGATTTTCTCAAGGATTATGGTAAATATGGAATTGCTGTAAAAGATATATTTTTGCCTTTAGAAAAGATTACAAACAGAGACAATTGTCGTTTTTCAAAAGTAGAATGTGAAAATAGCAATAATATCTTATTTTATGTAGGATTTTCAGAGGTTCATTGGAATTACAGTTATTTGAAAGAAAACGCAATTGGCGGGTCCGAGAAGGCGGTGGCGTATCTAAGCAAGGCAATTGCTCATACTCTTGGTAATACAATCAATAATACTTTAAAAAAGATTTACATTGTTGGTGATGTTAAGAATGAAGTATTGCAAGATTCAAACATAACCTATTTACATTTGTCTCATTTTCCCAAACTAATGAACGAAATACCATTTCATACGGTTGTCTGCTCACGCTACATTTCATTTCTAGAAATGTATAACACTTGTTCATTTCATCAGTTTTACATTTGGGCACACGATACCTCATTGCTGCCATATGGTTCCAATTTAAGTGACAATGCTATATTGGAAAAATGGTCAAATTATATTGATGGCTGTGTTTGTCAAACAAATTGGCATGCCAATGAATATAAAAAAAGATATCCATCATTAAAAGATAAAATTAGTATTATCAACAATGGTATTAATACTGTGGTATTTCCTTCGTCAAAATCCATTGTTCCTTTAATAAAACAAACTAACAAATTTATTTACACATCTAGAACTGAACGTGGTTTAACAAGGGTTTTAGAATTATGGCCTCAAATTTTGTTAGTTATGTCCGATGCCAAACTGGTTATTTCAACTTATACTAAGTTCCCTTTGAATAAAGAAGAAGAAGAACTCAAAAACATTATTGATATGTATGACAGTATAAGACATCTTGGACAACTGAATACGGAACAATTATACAATGAAATGAGCACTGCGGATTATTGGTTGTATCCTACAGGCTGGCCAGAGACATCTTGTATTACTGCGTTAGAAATGTTAATGTCAGAAGTCATTTGCTTGTATTATCCAGTGGCTGGTCTAACTGATACAATGGATAACTACGGAATCCAGATACAAAAGGGTAATGAAATAGAAACACTAATGAATTTAACAGCCGATAAAAAAACTGAATTAAGAGCAGACGGAAAGGCTTATGCCGAAAGCTGTTCGTGGGAAAATAGAGCCAAGACTTGGACAAATAAATTCTTTGGAAATTTGTTAATTAATAAAGAAACCGATAAGGAACCCAATAAGGAAACAATATTATTCTTTTTACCATTTTGGTATAACCAATTTAATCTGCAAGACTACTTTGATAGTTATAATTCTAAATACAATGTGATATATACAAATAATACAGAGGAAGCAATAAATCTCAAGAATGTTGACAAAGTCATATTTGTATTTGAGGTGTCAAATGAAACAGTTTATGACCATTTTTTTAATTTAAATCAAACTAAAAAGAGGTCTATTGAATTAAGCATTTTAAATACCGAGCCAATGAATTTGAATCATCGGTTCCAAAATATAGCACAATATCTTAGAAAATATCAAGGCATTAAAGTATATGACTACAGCTTGGCCAATATTCATATTTTAAACGCACATGGATTCAACAATACACAACATATGCCCTATTTAATATACAAGACGGAACAAGAATTGTTAATAAATCTAAATCAGAATACAGAAAAAATATACGACTTTGGAATTATATCTCGTGAAAATCCAGTAATTGTAGATAGACGTTTATCTGTAGTAAATTTTCTAATAAAAAATGGATACACTGTTAACGTTATACAGGGTTTCAAAGAACCAAGAGATAAACAAATTGCTACTTGCCGTATATTATTGAATATCCACGGGGCTAATAACGGCGAAGAAGCCAAAATATTTGAGCATATACGCTGCGACCGATTATTGGCAGCTGGATACAAGGTTTTGTCGGAAGACTGCCTCCATTTACATGATTCCTTCGTTAAAAAATATGCCGATAATTTGACTATTATTGAGTACAATAATTTCTTCAATCAAGATACGTATTCTAAATTTGAAAATTTGTCAGTAAACTTAACTAAACTAAAAATTACAGATTGTTTCATATTCTATAATGAATTGGAAATGCTGACATATAGGCTTAATTTGTTATACAATATAGTAGATTATTTTATCATAGTAGAAGCACGACAGACGTTTGTTGGATTAAATAAGCCATTATATTTTGATGAAAACAAGCATCTATTTCAACAGTTTTCTGACAAAATTATCCATGTAATAGTGGATTTGCCATTTACCAAAGATACTATTAATATTTCAACAGGTGACCAGTGGACCAATGAGAAGCACCAACGAAACTGTATTGCTGAAGGTTTAAAACAAATTGACAACAATCTGTCACAAGAAGACATTATTATTATTGCTGATTTAGATGAAATTCCCGACCCAAATACATTGAGTAAAATTAAAACTGGACAGAAGCAAGTGACTGATGGTATAAGTCGTTTAGAACAAGATTTTTATTATTACAATCTAAACAGTAAACGCAATGAAAAGTGGTATCATTGTAAGATTTTAACAGTAAATAAATACAAGGAACTTAGACTAACATGTGAAGAGATTCGGTTTCTAAACTGCGACACAATTGTAAATGGTGGGTGGCATTTGAGTTATTTTGGCGACACCAAATTTATTAAAAACAAATTGGAGAACTTTGCACATCAAGAATATAATTCAGTAAAATACACAGATACAAATGAAATACAAAAGAAGATTGACAATAATGTAGATTTGTTTGGACGTGATACAAGTATTAATAGTATGACATATGTAGATATTTTTAACAATGATTATTTACCACCATTGTATAATACATATCTTAAAAGTTTTTACACTATTTCAGAAATAAAAAGAGAGCAAAAATTACTGCACATTCTAAATAACAACTATTATAACAGTGGATGGAAAAGTCATTTTGAATTTGGTATGTTTTTAGTAAAATATATAAAACCAAATGTTGTTGTTGAATTAGGAGTAGATTATGGTCATTCAACATTTTGCCTAGCAAGTCCAAATATTGGCACGGTTTATGCGATTGATTGTTTTGAAGGTGATATAAATTCTGGATTTAAACGAACTGAACATATATTCAAGGATTTTAAAACTAAATTAATAAATAATTCGTTGCTATTATCTGACAATATAATTCCAATTAAAGGATATTTTGATGATGTTATACTAACATTTGACAAAGAAATAGATATACTACATATTGATGGACTAAGCGCATATAATGCCATTAAAAATGATTTTGAAAAATGGTCTTTAAAAACAACAAACAATGCTGTAATTATAATTCACAATATAGTGTCATATGCTAACTCAATTGGTAAGTTTTTCAATGAAATAGAATATCCCAGTTTTATTTTAGTCATTCAACAGGACTTGGAGTTGTATTCAAGAATAAACAATTGCTAGAAGATTTGCTGGATAAATTGTTAAAAACTGATTTACAATGTAACAAATATCTTGTTTATAATAAAAAGGAAGTAAAGAAATATTGCTTTATTCATAGCTGCACGTTTCCAAAAAATGGCACTAAAAAATTACATTATATTGTAGACAAAATTAATTCAAGTGGACTTATCAATGTATTAGATAATGTCTTTATAAATAATATTGGTATTCCAATTGAAAACACATATAATTCAAATAATGTATCAAATAATAAATACATACTAACAAATTATAGTGAAAATTCATTACTATATGAAAACCCTACTATAAACAAAATGAGACAATTTGCTGAGCAAAACCCAGAAAGTTTAATATTATATCTACATACTAAGGGAAACTCATATGACAACGAAATACAAAGTATAAATGACTGGACGGATATGATGTTGTATTTCCTTGTTGAAAAATATGACAAATGTATTAATAAAATAACTACCGGTAGTGACACTGTTGGTTGTAACTATTCTGAATCACCTTATAAACATTATCCTGGAAATTTTTGGTGGGCAAAATCAAGTTACATTAAAACGCTTAATTTTTTAAGTGAAGATAACCCTAATAAAATGGCACCAGAATTCTGGGTATTACAAAATCTTCCTAAATCAAATATATATACAATACATTCATCTGGAGTTAACCATTATCATGAATTGTATCCTAGAGCTCTTTACCAAAAATCTTAATAATAATCAGTAATAATGAAAATATTACAATAACATTTTTGAAATTATTGTAATATTATTTTAGCGTTCAGTTGAGAAAAAGAACACCTGGAACAGCCTGCTATTCTCCTTGGTGTCACCAAAATAGTCCATTGACATATGGAATCTTTTTGAATTAAACAAGATTAAACGATTGAATACATTGCCTACACTGTCTACTTTCTCCCATTTTGTTAGGTCTTGGCTATACTTGTCAGTCTGGTCCTTTGTATTCAGTATTTTGGCATCTTCTTCAGTATATTCGCCATTTTTGAAGCGATAAAATGAGGTTCCTGCAGATAAAGGAGCATTTGGTGTAAGATACAGAACGCCTGCCCAGTTATTCCAGCCGTCTGCATGTATCCATGACCGTTCTCTTGATGTAGTATATTGAAATGAACCATTATAAATGACCTTATCATTCTTTTCATCCTCTTTTTTCAAAGGCATTGGAAAATCCGTTATTTTTCCACCAAATGGCGCAATATATCCTTGTATAATATCCCTTAAATGTTCATTTGCGTATGAAATAGTGCGCTGTCCTGGAAAATTGCCTCTAACTGTAAATTCTTGCGTCAAAATATAGTCACGGGTATTTTGGGCGTTGTTATAAAAATTATCTACCACAATTAGCCCACAAGATGGTCCTCTGGCTTTGAAAGCAGTTTCCAATATTTTTGCGTTTAAAACCGTCTTACTTAGCTCTAATAGCGTATCACCCATATTTGTATTATTGTCATTATCACTTGTATCATTGTCATTTATATTAATTATATCATTATCACTTGTATCATCCAAAAGTAAATTGGTTTTTAATTGTTTTTCAATATTATCCATTATATTTAAAAACAATTTAGTTTTAAATTATTTTATTATTTATTATTTAATATTTAAGTTTTAATTAAGGTGCTATAGATAGAACCCCTGCGTTATTCCATAATGCGCCAGATGGCAACCCTGTTGCAGCTGTTGGTAAATTTGGCATTATTACAAGACCACCTGAAATATACATGGAACCTAAAATAATGGTATCTCCTGTATAACTAATACCTGTTAATTGTGAACCAGATGCCGTATAATTTGATGTAGACCATACACTATCGCCTTTTAAACCCTGGTCACCTTTTAATCCTTGTACTCCCTGAGACCCTTGTAACCCTTGGTCACCCTTTAATCCCTGAGACCCTTGAACTCCTTGTACTCCTTGTGAACCACCAACAAACCCTTGAGTCCCTTGCGTCCCTCTTAGACCTTGAACACCCTGAACACCTTGAGGGCCTTGAGCACCTGTTAATCCGCCCTGAATACCTTGTATACCTTGAATACCTTGAGTACCTTGAGCACCTTGTGCACCTTGAGCACCTTCAGGACCCTGAAGACCTTGTGGGCCTGTAAACCCAATCGGGCCTGGCACACCTTGTGCCCCTACTGGCACTTGTTTTGTTTGAGACCCGCAACATCTTTTTGCACCTAAATAATTAGAATATGACGACATTTATTATGATATAATATTTTATAATATTTTATATATTTGATTTTTTGTTATGTTTAAGGTTTACGATTAAAGTTTACGATTAAGGAATCGGAAATGGTCTCTGTGTCTTGGAAACTGCCAAAGGCACTGGCATAATAATATCCTGCTTCTTAAAAACATTCGCACTTGATAAACATTTTAATTCAGGTCTCAATGGACTCACAGGGTCTACTAAATTAGTTGAGCCTATACCAAACAAAAAGGTTTCAATGTCAACCGGGTTATAAGACAATGTAGACCAGGGCATCTGACCAGGATTTAGGCCATTGCCTGCCAAGCGACTATCATATGCTAGACCATTGGCACCATTTGTATATAATTGCCACGATTCAGATTGTGTATTTTGTCTTTGGTCTTGACAATAATTTCCGGGTGTATTTCTATTTCGTGTAGAAGCCATTAATAATATTACTATATGATAATATTATTTTGTTTATGTTTTTAATATATTGATTAATATCTTGATTAATATTTTTATTTTTAACTATACAAAATTACGGTTAAAATTTTAGCCTTTATTTCATCCATTAACTCGCTACCAAAAGTATCATTTAATAACAAATTACAAATCCATTGATGTGTCATATAAAACACCTGTTGGCTAAACATTGTAATAAATATTAAATAATCCGAGTTGCGTTTTAAATGTAATAATTCTTCTTCTGTTTTTGCATTACTTTTATCCATAAATTGTTTCCCTACATCTAGCAAAAATAGATTGAACATGTCATATTTTAATAGCCGTTCAAATAATAACTGCATTCCGGTGTCCATTTTAGGGTCTTCTAAACTTTCAGCGTCAAATACCGAAATTAGCTCATCGCGATACAATTTGTCGCAAATATAGGAAATATCAGTCTTGGTATATTTGTAATCGTCATTATCATCGTCATCTTCTTTGTTATTAGAATTATCGTCTTCTTGTTTGTCTTTATCCTTCTCTAAAAGCTGCAATAATTCATTTTCAATGGTGTTATATTTTACTATAAAATCTGTTTTATACATTTATAGTAAATTATTATTCAAAAATCTTTATATCATTTTCTATTTTATCGTTTGTTATTAGAATACATATCCCTGTCTCTTGTTAGTTCTCTTGACGGCACACCTCCTCTTATCCATCCTTGTGAAGCATCTGACTCAATGATATGGTCGGAGTTCTGTACAGTTTTCTGCATCTCTGGAATCAAAGGCGTGGTTCTGTATCTAAGATGGCTCTTCTCAGTCAGCTTAGTTATAGAACGCTTGTTGGTAACAGCCTCACCTTGTTGGATTTGGGCTTCTAAAGCAGGGTCCACGGCGCCTCTTCCTAAATAAGGAACAGTGGCAAATGGGCGCTGAAATAAGTCTATTCTAGCCTTCGGCGCAGTTTGAACTGAACCAATAAGGAGTTTTGAACTTTCGTCAATGTTTGACCCACACATATCTGAGCCCATACTGCCTGAATATATAATTCCGGGTTGCGTTGTTGCTAATTGCATCGCCTTTGACATATTACAGTCCGAAGTAAAGTAATTTTGGAGCAAATAGGAGCAAGCCTGTGAGTTTTGGATTGAATTGATATCTTGCGAGCATTCATCGTTGCCGATTCTTCCCATTGTATTAAATGTAAAATTTGAAACGTGAGCCATTTTATATATTACTACAATAAAAATAAAAAAGAATAATTTAATTTAAATGTTTTTGTGTTTCTAAATGTCTTTGATATAAAATATTTACAAAACAGCCAAAATCACATTTCTCGCAATAAAAATTAAACCCGTTTAATCTCTCTTCTTTTGTAGCGTGTTTATTAAGATAATGTAACTTTAAATTTGTGGTTTTAGTTGGCTTATAATCGCAAAATTTGCATTTTTCATCTAAAGTCTTATCGCTCCTGGGCTTTCTCTTTTCCCCAGTATGCCTTTTACATATTATATGTTCATTCCATTCAGACAAATAATTACATTTAAACATACATTTTTCACAATTAAAATTTGATTCCATTTTATTAAATTATATTATTTTATTTCTAAATGGTTTAGGAATATCTTCTATATATAGTATATAATGTCGCAACACATTAAATTTGACATTGAACGTCTTAAGAATTATTGTAATGAACATAATTTAATACTGATAGATGATTACACAGATATGTTTTTAACAAAAAATACACCAATTAAAGGCAAATGTGTTTACAACAATTGTAATAATAATTTTGAAAAACTGTTTATAAATTTAATTAATTCTGGAGGATATTGTAAATTATGTATAAAAAATATTGCCAAAGAAAGAACCAAGATAACACTATTTGAAAAATATGGTGGTGAAAATAATCCAAATAAATTAGAACTAGAACAGAATAGAAAGGATAAAATACATAAGGTAAATCTTAACAAAATATTATTATTTTGTAAGGATAATAAGATTGAGATTGTAAATGATTATACCAATTCTTATTTAACAACACATAGTTATATAAAGATTAAATGTGTTTATAAAAATTGTTCTACAATTTTTGAAAAACGATTTCGTGAAATTGAACATACTGGTGCATATTGTCAGGTATGTATAAATAAGGTTAAACAAGAGAAAAGAAAAAACACTTGTTTAGAAAAATATGGTGTAGAAGCATGTATAAATAGTGAAATAGTTAAGAAAAAAATTAAAGCTACAAATTTACAAAAATATGGCGTTGAATGGTCGTTTCAATCTGAAATAATAAAAGATAAAATAAAAGATACTTTATTGGAAAAATATGGCGTAGAAAACGCGATGCAAAGTAAGGAAATACAAGAAAAGTCAAAACAAACATGTTTGGATAAATATGGTGTTGAGCATATTTATAAAAGTGATGTATTCAAAGAAAAATATAATGCTACTATTTTGAAAAAATATGGAGTTAAAAGTATATCACAAAGTCAAGAAATTAAAAATAAAAAGGTAGAAACAAGTTTAAAAAATTACGGAGTTGAATATCCATCTCAAAATCAAGAAATTAAGGATAAGGTTAAGGATACAAATTTAAAAAATTTAGGTGTAGAATATCCAACACAAAATAAGGAAGTTAGAAATAAAGTAATTGAAACAAATTTAAAAAAATATGGTGTAGAGCATACGTTTCAAAATGAAAATATTAAAAATAAAATTAAAGAAACAAATATAAAAAATTTAGGTGTTGATTATCCAACACAGAATAAAGAAGTTAGAAATAAGGTAAAGGAAACAAATATAAAAAATTTAGGTGTTGAATATCCAATACAAAATAATGAAATCAAAAATAAAACAAAACAAACATGCTTGGCTAAATATGGATGTGAATGTCCTTTACAAAATGAAGAAGTTAAAACTAAATCAAAACAAACATGCTTGGCTAAATATGGTTGTGAATATGCTATACAAAATAATGAAATAATGGAACAAATTATAAATTCTAGTTTTACAAAAAAAGAATATGTATATCCTTCTGGAAGAATTGATAAAATTCAAGGATATGAACATTTTGCATTAGATGAATTAATTATAAATGAAAAAATTGATGAAACAGATATAATTACAGGTTGTAAAAATGTTCCTAAAATATTGTATAATGATAAGTTTGGGAAACCACATAGACATTATGTTGATATTTTTATTCCATCTCAAAATAAATGTATTGAAGTTAAATCGTTATGGACATATAATCTACAAATAGATTGTGTATTATTAAAACAAAATGCTGCTAAAGAATTAGGATACATTTATGAAATTTGGATTTATGATAACAAAGGTAATAAAAAATTATAAAGTATACCTGTAATTGTCCTTCACGCGCATCATGGCTCCTTCAGGAGTGTCTTCCTTAGCAGAATACATTGAACCATATAAAAAATCGGCAAACGCCCCTTGGTCTGAATCCACACGGGTGTTGGCTGTACTATAGAAGCGCATCATAGACTTGTCTAAATCATAATTGTCCTTAAGGTCGCCGTAAAGTTGCTTATTGGTGCTATCAATTGACGGGTATAACATCTGTGTTTGTTTCTTTACAGCGGTCGTAATATCTTCAGAAACGTCCGGATTAAAACTGGGAGCCGCTGCTTTACGGTCAGGGTCATCCATAATATCAGTCAGCAATACATTTCCAAAAGGATTCTGCTTGGTTGTTGGATGAAACTCAGTGCGCAACACGGTTTCCAATGTTACCGGATTGGTCGTGAATGATGAAGGTGTTATCTTTTTACCGTGTTTATTATTTTTCTTTTTATTTTGGATTGAATCTTGATTATCATTCTTATCTTGATTTAAAAAACCCTCTGTTAAATTTTTGACAATGGTTTGCTTTCTGTATTTGTAAAATGAAAAAATAATTGCCAAGGTAATCAATCCAATAATAACAAAATGGTGTTTCACAGTAAATACAAATCCTAGAATAGATAGCAGTATAACCAGGCGACTAATTGCGTTTAACTTGGATTCAAAAGACATGGTTGGTTGAGGCCAGACTTGTAAAATAGAATCAGTATTAAATAATATTGTTGGTTCATTTGACCAAAATGGAGTCGTCATTATATATATACTTTTCTTATAAAATTGTATAATAAAATATATTGTATTTATTATACACTATTTTCCTAAAATGCCAAAAGATTAGAGTTATATTTGTGTTATACAATATAAATATCAATAAAATATTAATTACAAAATTCTAATTATTTCTTGGATTTTTTCTTTTTCTTATCCGCGTTACTAGTAGTAGCAGTATTACTTGTACTAGGAGACGGTTTTGCTCCTCTAGGTGTTCGCTCAACCTTCTCACCCGTACTAAAAATTTTGATAATTTCCTCTTCAGATAATGCTGGTTTATCGGAAGCAGGAGCAGAAGGGGTCTTTGGTTGCTCTTTTGCTTCCACCTTAGCTCGCATTCGCTCCTTCATCTTTGCCATCTTCATATTCTTATTCATTTGTGCCTCCATTGCACCCATATTTACCTTTGTATTCTTCCCTAAACCCGGCATTCCCATTTGACTAAATATCTTGGACATATCACCCATTCCAGGCATATTCTTCATTTGATTCAATAAGTCCATACCTTCACTCATAAGTTCACTTTCCTTTATTTCACCCGACTTGATTTTACCCTCAATCTTGCCACCAATGTTTTTAACCATATTCATCAGTTTACCCGGATTCTTAAATAGTTGTTGAAACACATCCTTAGCATCCTTTGTCTCATTTATGTCAATGTCCAATTCTGAAGCAGTTTCTTCAGCTAGCTCCATTGCCAACTTGCCCAATTTGCCGTCCATCATACTAGAAATATGTTTATGTAGGTCTTCGGCATTTGGCATCCCAGTTCCCTTGTCACCAGTATTATCTGGTTCATCTGTATTATCAGCTTCTCCTTCACATTCTTCTTCTTTAGACGAAAAATTATCAAACATTGTCTGCATGTTTTGTAAAGTTTCAGACAACTTGCTCTTGAGCTCATCTTCATTAATTGCTTCAAATAATTTTGCTGTGTCTCCAAAATCAGTGCTATTATGAACTGAGCCAATCACTGAAAATAACACAAGCTGTAAATATTTCCACACAGTTTCTCTTGTGTTATCACTGATGTCACACTTCCACAATTGTTTGAATACAATGCCTGGCAAAAACTCGGTATTTACTTCAGAATTATCATTAAAAATCTCAACATTTTTATACAAAATATCAAAAAAACGCTCTGGTAAAACTTTGACACAATGGCGAAACACAAACGTTAGCTCGCCCTTTGCTCTAGGATTGACATTTGCGTCTGCACCTTCTTTGGGTTGAGTTTCAGAATGTAAATCCGGAGTCCACCAGCGCTTAATTAAACCACTATACTCTGGAAAGGTAATAACAATATCTGAAATAAAATCATTCATAATTTTATTAAACTCGGTGGGAATTGTTAGTTCTTCTACAGTTTTCTTTGTTGAATCGGACATTTATATATTTCTATTAATGAATATATATTTAAATCAAACTAACAAAAATATATATTTAATTCAATGAATATTTATCTATTGTCACTGCCTTTGCCACATTTTTAACAATTTTCTCTATATTATCTTGCTGCTCTTCCGTTGTTGTGCCTGACATTGAATTCATAACAATTTTGTTGTATTTCACATTTTGTTTTGTTCTTGGGTCCTGACAACCAGGATTCTCCTTAACCCATTCATTAATTTGCTTAATATTTTTGAAAGCCACTTGTTTAATAGCTTTTTTTAGATTTACCTTATCATCGTCTTCTTTTGTCCAGCAATTATTCTCTTTTATATACACAGTTTCGCGTTTTAAATCGCTGCAATGTATGGGTCTTAAATATGTTTCTAAATTATTTAGATTCTTCAATAAAATTTTAGAAACACCATCGGCATAGTCCATGTGCGCAAAATTCTCCAAATCAGACATTTGTATCTTAATGGACTCTACAAACTCACTCATATTCATGGCATCCTTGCATTTATCATTTAGAAACACATTCAAATTAAAGGAATTGTTATTACAAATTGTATTATTAGAATTTATACTATTGTTAGTTGTATTTGTATTTGTACTCGTATTTGTCGTAAAATCCTTCTTAATTAACTCCATAATTAAGTTTTTAAAATCAGCATTGTCCTTCATTAAATACTGTATCAGTTTTTCATTTGTTACTATATCTGTTTCTAAAGTATTGGCATCAGTTTTGCATTGAACACATGTATTTTTATGCTTCCAAAGTCCACTTATAGATTTATATTCTTTGCCACATTTACAGTCAAAATGCGTTTTATTTATTTCCAGCAAATTTCCATTGACACTGACTGAATGTTTACGGGTTGCCAAGTGTCTGCTATAATCATATTTGTTACAGCATTTATAGTCACATGCTGAACAACTATATTCTTTTGCGTTTTTTTGCGTTAAATTTATTTCCTCGTTTTCCATTTACGCCTTAATATCACCAAATATTTTATTTTTTGAGAAAAAATGTAAAAATTATCGTCACGATTTTTTCAGACCAAAAAAATAATTGTCAGCTTCTCAGTAACAATGTGAAAAAACAGGTGTTTTTTGAAACTTTTTTTGGGTTTTCATTTTTGGACATTTATAAATGTCCAATTTTCGTTTTCCTTTTTACTTTTTGGTTTTGATTTCTTTAACTTTTCAAAAAATAGGAAAATATATAATATAATAAATTATTTATTTTACCAATACTTTATATGAATACTACAAATACTAATATAAATAAAACAAGAGAACCAATTGATTTGCATAGCAAAACTGTATTAGGAGAACCAATTGATAATATTATATTTTTTTTGTCTCTTGTATTACCATTTATAAATGAAATTGCAATTGTCTTAAGAAAATCTGGGTTGCCTATGTTTCATAATTTATATAAAACATGCGTTCATAGTGAAATTCTGTTATTATTATCGGAATCATGTAAAAAGAATAAAAAAATACATTGTACAACCAAGGATACAATTCAAGGATTACTTATTGATGCTCTAGCATATTTAGGTATTTTATTGAATATTAGTAGAAACACAATAAAATATGGATATATAACTGGTGTAATAAACGGTTTTATTTTAATTATTTTTTCAATTATAATTCCAAATCTATATTTAGCTCATATAATACATAATACAAAACAATTTTTAAATACAGAATCTGCTATTATAACTATTATTATTGGAATAATATGTATTGCATTATTAATAATTATTACAAAAATAATTCAAGAATTAATTAGTGAAAAATTTAAAAATTATAGAATTGATATAAAAAATGAACCTGTCATAAAAAATAAAACACAACAAGAAATCATAAATTATCTAGATTAAGTTAAAATAACTCAGCAATTTTTGATAAATTCTGAATGTATTTCATTGCCTTTGCCTGATTATCTTGTCCCATGTTCCGAATCGGGTCACGTAACATATTAATATATTCCATTATATTATCAGATTGTGCATAGTCGCCTAGGTCCGTTGTATAATCCTTGTTTAAAAAGAAACTAATGTCACCTTTTTCAATTTGACTTTTATACGGAGTTGCAATATAATTAATCCAAATTTTTATAATCATTTTTGGATTGGCGCGACGTATAGTTGATAGCGCGTTTTTGGCCGCCAGAATTCTAACATTGTCTGGAAACACGTTGCAAATATCATTGATAAATTCATTAAAATGGTCATTAAAAATAGTAGTAATATTTGGATTTTTTGCTGCAGACATCTTGTTATTAAATGTAAATTATTACGTTTCTTTTAAATCTTTTTTATAATTAAAAAATACAATATAAAAATTAAAATTAATAATATTAATAATACTTAAATTTGTATTATTATTATAAAGAACATATTATATTACAAAATGGACCCCAAAATGTGCAAACCAGGACAGCGTTATTTATTCTATGACAGGCAACGTAATATCCAGTTTAGAGCCTGCTTTTTAGATATTATCCGACACACACTTCGTCTCACAAAATATCAAAAAAAAGAGTATGATAGTTGTATGTCTGGAATGTTGACAATGCCACTTGGATGGATAGAAAAGGTAGAGACGCTTGAAATAATAACCGAAAGCAACCTCTTGATACCATCGGAAATATTAATTGAGATTGATGAATTTGTATAGGGCCAAAAATAAATACTATAAACCTAAAAAATTAGAAAATAACAAAAAACTATTTAGAGCTACAATACTAATAATAAATAGAAATGGTACCTAAATATATTTTTTGCCAGTGTATGAAACCGTGGAAATTATGTATAAATAAACAAAAAAGTTATAAATTAGATGTCCGGGGGATTATTGATATGGATAAGTTAAAATGTGAAAAACAATGTGACGCAAAACGTGGAACGAATAATGTCAACTACGATTTTATAAAAATGCGTCCTACAGATACAAAATTTGTATGCCGATTTTCAGATAAGAAACTATAAAACTTCAAAATCTATCCATTTACCATCCTTAAAGTAAATGATATCGCATTTTTCATCATTTCGTTTTAAAAACTTTGTAAAACGGCTATGTGTCTCTTTGTTAACAATTATAGTATCATTTGACCCAGGATTACAAGCGCCACAGAATTTCTTACCATCAATAACTGTAATATATTTTTCGGATATAACACAACATTGACAATCATCACAAGTTAAACTAGTTTCATCTACTGTATATTTGTATTCATCATTTTCATCATCTTCATCTACAAATTCGTGATTCTCCATATGTTTTTTTATTTCATTTATTAAACAGTTATATAATTCGTCCTCGGGAGCCGAGCCATATTCTATAATAGTATCGTCAGACAACACGTCAAATATAACATATGGTATTAATGTAGTCATTGTATTATTGTTATTATATTTATATTTATTTTTACAATAAAATAGATTAAACATATTAAAATCAATTTTTAATCTATTATTTTATTTCTTATTTATTTTTATTTAAAGCCAGATAATTCTTGCTCTCTCTTTCTTTGAAGTGCCTCTACACTCATCTCACCATCCTTGAGCTTATCATTCTTATATTCAGTATCATCTTGCGGCAGGTGCATTGTCAAATTCATAGAATCATTTAGCGACACATAGTTGTGCATTTGCCTTAATCCACCATTTCCCTTGACACTTAATTCATCGTCGCCTTGGTCCAAAAAACTGTAATTATCCGACGCAATTCCGCTACTAAATAACCCTCCCCCACTGAATCCAAAAGCCGATGGTTCCATATTATTTTTAGTCGCTTGCTGAACTTGAACCTGTTGTGTTGGTTTAAAATGATTATAAATTTCATCACCATAAACTACTTTGTAATTCTGATTTAATAGTAGTAAGGCTGGCACTTTTGTAACATTTTCAGGCATAATAATTTTCTGACCATTTTGAAGAACAATAAACATCTTGCCACTTGGGTCTTTTACACGGTTGTCAATACAAATGAAGTGAATATCCTTGGCCATTTGAGTTTTAGACACAGTTTGAAGCAACTTTTTAGACGGTTCGCAATAATTACTATAATAAAGAATACTGCTCATTAATTTATAATAGATATTT